CCTTTATTCAGATTGTTATTCTGGGTTCAGGCTCTTACATTCCGTTTATGCAATTAACCCCAGCTGATCGCAGAGAAGTGGTCGAGGATTTGCTGGACATTAAGATGTTCTCATCAATGAATGCTCTTATTAAAGAGAAGATCAAGAACTTTAAGGACAATGTGAAGCTCTTATCCGTAAGGAAAGATTCCATTGAAGAAAAGGTTCAGATGCAGTCTGACTTTATTGAACAGATTGAGCAAAGAAGTAAACAAGAAATCCAAGAAAAGACCGATAACATTGGAAACATCTTTGCTGAGATCGAACAACTGGAGGCAACCAATCAGACCATTCAAGAATCCATTGATCAACTAACTCAACAATTAAACGCCTTTGATGGTTCATCCGATCTACTTAAAGAACTCCTAGAAACAAAAACAAAACTGGGTATGCAAGCCCAACTTGTAACTGAAACTTACAAGTTCTTTAAGGATAATGATACCTGCCCAACGTGTTCTCAGACTATTGATGTAGATTTTAAAAAGCAAAAACAAAAGCAGTCTCAAAAAGAGATTAAAGAGATTAAAGAGACTTATGATTCTTTGATTGTTACTATTGATGAGGAAAGCGAAAAGCAAAATCAACTTAAACTTTTGAATTCAGCCTTATCAGAAAAAAATCAAGAACTACGTTTTAATCAACAGCTTATTCATCAGCAACAAAAGTCGATTGCTTATCACCATAAACAAATCCAAAAGTTAAATGAACAGCTAGAGAATCGAAATGCGGAACACCAAAAACTTGAGTCTTATGAGTCTCAACTAGAGCAATCAAAGTCCGAAATTGCTGAAACCAAGGAAAACATTTATTACTATGATTATGTTCATTCTTTATTGAAAGATTCTGGTGTAAAATCAAAGATCGTTGAGAAATACTTAAGAATTATCAATCAACAAATCAATAAGTATCTGGATCTTCTAGAGCTTTATGTAAATTTTACTTTAGATTCTGAGTTTAATGAAGAAATTACAACCCCAACATTTGATAAGTTCTCTTATGGTAATTTTTCAGAAGGACAAAAGCGAAGAGTTGATCTTGCCTTACTTTTCACCTGGCGTTATGTGACTGCTATTAAAAACTCTGCTAGCACTAACTTATTGATTTGTGATGAAATCCTAGATGGTTCAATGGATGAGGCAGGCCATAATGCTTTTTTAAGAATCGTTCGAGAGGAATTAAAAGAGTGTAATGTCTTTGTTATTTCCCACCGTGATGGAATTGAGCATCGTTTTGATAGTGTTATTGAAGTTGAAAAGCGTGGCAATTTTACGGTAAAGACAGAAGATTAGGCTAAATAATTTAAAAATGGATAATTCAAAAATGGATCCTTTAGCAGAGTTTCTTGTAGAGAATAATTATTGCGATTCCGAAGAAGGTGCCCTTAAAATCTTAGAGGCATCTTCTTCCGAGTTTCAAGAGTTTATTATTTTAGAATTGTTTGGACAAGAACGCAGAATTCAAAAGCGGATTGATAGTGCCACTGATCCTGCAGTCAAGCGTCAATTAAGAGCTGAACTCGGCAATGTTCAAAGTAGAAATAAAAAGATTAAACGGACGGTCTCTAAGGCTGTATCAACGGTTGGAAGAAGAATTGCAAAATCAAGAAAGCTCAAAAAAGCTGGTAAATTTGTTACAAGAACTATTCTTGGATCCTTAATTCCCTTTTGATCTAAATAACTTTATCTTAAAAAAATAAGAATTGAGTTATGGAATTGCATCAACCACAGCAGCTAATGGAAGCTTATTATGCTGTTTATGATTCACAAGAGCCTGCTGAAGAGGATAATACCGATCTAGAGCTTTACGAACAGATTGTTGAGTTTCTTATTAGCGAAGGTTATGTAGAAGATCAGGACTCTGCCGATTCTCTTATTGATGAGATGGATGACGAGGAAATCCAAGAGATTTATGAAGCCAGTCTTGATGAAGCTACTAGACGAAGTGATACCCCTCAAGGCAGAGCAAGAAGTAGTTTTCGCAATTTAAATCTAAGACAACCTGATTCTTATGACGATAGCTTTAGAACACTTGAAAGAGGATTCACTGGCACTGGTATGGGAAGAAGGGGTTATAGTTTAGCTGCAAAAGTTGATAAATTGATGCGCAGTGGTGATGGCACTACAGCGGCAAGAGGTGAAAGAATGAGAGACGTGTTAAGAGGAATGGTAAAACCTGGCTCACCAGACGCAAAGATTGCAAAGTCTGCTAGAAATAGAACACGGGGTCCAGGACCTAGAAGGGCTAAAGCTGATGCTGAAAGGGATATGAGACAGAGTGGATTTATGGAAGGTTATGAAGCAAGTCTTGATGAAGTTACTGGGCGAGGATATATTGAACCTTTGACTGGTACCCATACTATGTACCATCCAGATAATAAACGTCAATCTACAACATCCCCAGCTATGGGTTTAAAAGGTAGAAACCCTTATGATAAAAATAGAGATAAAGCAGAAAAAGTATATTCTTCCCTGCCACATACACCTGAAAATGTTAAAAGGCTTAGAAAACTCGATAGAGGGGCAAGACTTATGTGGGATAGAGCTAGAGCTTCCGAAAATGCAGCCGCTGAATTCGCAGCAACTGGGCGGCGGCGCCAGGACACAAAATATGAATCCTACGACCTCTACGACATCATTTCTGAATACCTCGTTTCTGAAGGTTTCTGTGATTCAGCAGAAGATGCTGCTGTTATTATGGTTAATATGAGCGAAGATTGGAGGGAGAGTATTGTAAATTCAGCCTTAGAAGAGGGCTTTGTAAGCCCTTATAAAGAGCCCCCAGCACACGGCCGTTCGTTGGATAACCCTGGTAGACTATCACCTGCGATGAAGGCACTCGTGAAAAGTGACGATCTTCAAAGAACTCAACTTGGCTCAAAAAGACAAAAAATGCAAACAAGACGTTCACAGCAATTGAACAGAATGTTTCAGGCTGCCAGAACCGCCTGACCCCCCCCCCTTGACAAAATAAAAGACCTGTGCTATAATGTCCGTGATGCCCTAAATACGGGGCCTCACGGGCAACTTTTTATTTTGAAGTAAATTATGTCACAACACAATCATTGGAGATTCAACGAGGATAAGATCCTCAAAGAATTTGAAGAATACCTCATTACGACGTATGGACAACATTATGTCGATGATGAAAACGAGGGTCTACAGACCATCGAGCGTATTTTGCATAGTAGACGAGAAGGATTCCTTGCTGGTAACATAACCAAATACGTTGATCGTTACGATGTAAAAGGAACGCCCAAACGGGATCTGTTCAAGATTCTGCATTATACGATTCTTCTTATCAACCACCTTGAACTTTGTAATACCACTAATGAAACTAACTAAAGAAACACTGGAGATTCTTAGTAGCTTCAAGGACATTAACCAATCTATCGTCGTCTATCCGGGTCAGATGATCAGGACCAGAAGTGAGGATAATAGGATTGTCGCTGAGGCTATTGTAGAAGAGACGTTTGAACGCGAATTTGCCTTTTATTCCATCAAAGGTTTTCTGGATGCTCATAACATTATTGGTTCTCCTGATCTTGTATTTTCTGAAGAAGATTATGTTCTCCTAAAAGATGGTCGCAGTGAAATCAGGTACTATTATGCCAATCCTGATCTTATCACTGCCCCAGAGCAGAGCAAAGTTTATAAGATCAAGTCTACTGCCATCTCGTTTGAGTTGAGCCAAATTCAACTGAATAAGATGATGAGAATGACTACTTTCGATAGTGATCGTACTCATTGGCTTGTTAACTTTGTTGGTGATGGTTCAGAGATTCATCTTGTTATTCAACACAAGGATGATCCAACAATGCCGTCTTACAATACTGTAGTTGGCGAAACCTCTCATACCTTTTGCATTAAGACCCTACTCGATTGCTTCTCATTTATTAATGGGAGTTATGAGATCCACATTTCTGTCGATAAGGGATTTGCACTTGAGGCAAAGAACACAGCTCGAAATCTACGTTATCTGATGGCCTTATCGCCTGATTCCACTTTTGAAACTTAATTATGGCCTATGAATACCTTTGGGTAGAAAAGTATTCACCCAAGACTATTGACGATTGTATTTTACCTGCTTCAATTAAGAAGCAGTTTGTTGACATTCGGGATTCTGAAAAGGTCCCAAATATGATTCTTGCAGGACCCAAAGGAATTGGCAAAACCTCTTGTCTACAAGCTCTTTCTAAAGAGTTAGAACGTGATATGATGATTATCAACGGTTCAGACGAGAGGACAATTGATGTGATTCGTAACAAGGTTAAGAATTATGCCTCAACTGTGTCACTAAATCCGGGGAAGAAGATTCTCCTTATTGATGAGGGCGATAATCTAACCCACGATGCACAACTTGCCTTAAGAGGATGTATCGAAGAATTCCAAAGAAATTGCACGTTTATCTTTACCTGCAATAATCTCAATGGAATCCACGAGGCAATTCAGTCTCGTTGTCCTCCAGTAATCTTTAAGATCCCCTCTGCTGAAAAGTCCACTCTTATGGCAGAGTTTTATCAGAGGATCTTAGGTATTCTAGAGACAGAAAATGTAACTTGTGAGGATAATCGAATCCTTATCAAGTTCGTTGCAAAACACTTTCCAGATTTCAGACGATCAATCCATCTCTTAGAAACCCATTCTAGAAGTGGGACTATTGGGACTAACCTATTGGCCCAGTCGTCTGACATTAATGTCTCGGCATTATTCAAGTGTCTCAAAGAAAAACGTTTTAATGACGTGAGAAAATGGGTTGTTGAAAACCTTGACAATGATCCAATCTCAATCTTAAGACGTGTTTATGATGGGCTGGACAATGTTATGGATAAACCATCTATACCAGCCGCTATCTTGATTATCCACGAACATATGAATTCATCGGTCGCGGATAATGAGATCAATCTGGTTGCTTGTTTCACTAAGTTAATGGTGGATTGCGAATGGCTCTAGAACTTAAGGATTGGTTGAATTCCATCAACTTTACCAAAGAGGATCTGTCAGAACACATCAAAAGTTATCCATCTTTTGTTATCAATAAGATTCTCGCAGGGGACATTGGCTGTGTTATGCTTGTCAATGAACTGAATAAGCGATACACGATGTCTCCTGAAATGCAGTATAAGTTCTTATTGTATTCTGTTCCTAAGAAAAAGCGTTATAATCCTTACCATAAAAAGACTAAGGATGAAAACCTTGATATAGTAAGGGAATACTTTAAGGTCAGCACAGAAAAGGCGAGGGAGTATCTTGATGCCTTGACTGCAGAACAACTGCAGAACATTAAACGTGACCTGTTTAAAGGTGGCGTTTCTAAATAAATTATGTTTGTATCATTTTTAGGATTATCAAATTATGACAAGCCTTGATCGAAACTACATC